AACAAGGTCTTTGGTGCTCCACCGAGTCATCACTATGACGATAATACCGCCCGGCTGGAGACGCTGACGAGGGCCAGACGTGTACCATTCATATACCGAATCCATGGCGGTAGGGCTCAAAGCGTCTTGTTCCGACACGGGATCATCAATTATCAGCAAGTCCGCGCCGCGACCCGTAATCGCGCCCCCAACGCCCGCATAAAACGATTCGCCACCCTTGTTGGTAGTCCATCTGCCCGCTGATTTGTTGTCGGCTTGCAGTTTTAGCTCGGGGAAAACCGTCTGATATTCCTCCGAATCGATGATATTTCGCACCCTGCGGCCGAATCTGACTGCCAATTCAGCAGTGTGGGTGGTTTGAATGATTTTGAGGTCGCCTCTAAGCCCCATCATCCATGCTGGGAAGAAGGTCGAGGCAAATTCAGACTTGGTGTGACGCGGGGGGAGGCAAACAATCAGCCTTTTGAGCTTGCCCTGCGCGATTCGATTGAATTTTTCCCCGATAATCCGGTGATGGCGGCCCTCTACAAAGTCGGGCCACTGGCTTTTGACAAATTTAATAAAGTCTTTCTGGCAAACTTCTTGTTTTTCAATCCTTTTGTATCTGTCGAGCAGGGCAAGCGCTTCCTGTTGCTCTTGCTCAGACAGTATTTCGAAGTCTTTGAGCGCTAAATTAGGCATCTCGCCACTCTAGCCCCTGCCAAAGCGCGCCCTCGGCCTTGCGGCGGCGCTTTAGCCCCTCAAGAACTTCTCCGCCAGCGCGATTCCAGCGCGCCATTTCTGCGGGCACATCATCATAATGGCCCTCATTGAGCTTACGGAGCAGGGTGCTTTCCTTGAGATTGGTGGGACCGAGGTTAAACGTCCAAGACACCAAAGCATCAAATTGATCTTGGTTGAGACTGACTGTGACAAGCCGGTCAACGTGCTCTTCGAAGTCGCAAAGATCCTCTTTTAAAAGGGCCTCGGCCTCTTCTTCGGTGATTTTGTCGCCTTCTTTGACGCAGAAAGTATGGCCATAGCCAATAGTCCATACGTCAGCGCTACATTGATAGGCTTTTGTCTCACAGCCCTCAAAATGCTTGATGAGATCAATACCTTCCTGTGAGGTGTGCATTATTCTTTCTTGCCAGACCCCAGAAAAAGCCCGAAAGCGCCGGTAAGGGCCCCCGTCATTACGCTGACCAAGGCCGCTTGTTCTGGATTGGGGTCAGACAAATCCATGAACCATTCGACCACTCGATAAGTCATCACGATCATTACGAACATGACAAACCGAGGCAGAATGCGCCAGCGGTCTAATGTCTCGGGGGTGATCATTTCTCTCTCGAAACGCCTTTCATTTTTTCTGCCGTGCGTAGACCTCCAAGGCCCAACATTCCAAGGAGAACCGTCAACAAACTGTCCATGTCAAATGCGGGCAAAGGCGGCGTTTCCATACCTGTATAGGCAATTACGAACGTAGCCAATGGCTGTAAAACGAAATGCCAGAATAAGGCGATTGAACAGCACCAGCCGGTTGCGGGCCGCCAGCCAGCTACAAAGATCGATTTGTGCGTTGCTTCGGCCTTGTTGATTTCAATTTGGCCTTTCGCCAGTTCGTGAGCATGGCGCTCCGACATTGTGGCGATTTCATGGGCAAGGCGATTCCGTTCATCCGCGTCAGGGATAAACTTGTCGAGAAGCCCCGTGACGGGGCCGATCAGTGCGTCAAGCATCAGTCATCATCCTCGGGCAAAAACCGACCTTTTGCGTCCCGTTTCCGTTTTTTCTGGAAAAGGTGTTGCACGGTGTCTGTTTCCCAGATCCTGATCAGGGTCCAAACAATCGTAAAGAGCGCGGCCAAAGGCGGCAAAACTGCCGCGACAGTGCCCACTGCGGTTGCTACGGAAACCGTGTCTACAACTTGCTTCATATCGTCATCCATAGTTGGCCCTAACCTCCGTCACCATCTTCAGTGCAATAACGGATATAAATTTGATCTTCGAAAGTGTAGCCATTGGCATAAAGGTATGGGGCATAGGCTTCGCACCATTCTGGAGACCCTTCTTTCATGCCTTCGTATAGCTGTTCTTCGTAATCGACTTTTTCGTTGGGCTTTTTGTGTGCAAAAAATTCATTGCCATTTTTGTAGCTCTTTTTTGTATAGAGCTTGCTGGCGACTTCAACATAAACCTTTTCATTGGGTTGGACCGTGTAAACAGACCCGTCCTCGTAATAAATGACGGTTTGCCCAACAGCAGTTAAAGCAAAAATGGTGCAAAAAAGTGCAAAAGTGTACTTGATCATTCGGCGCTCCCTCGTTTGTCCTTTCCGACTCACCCAATACTATCAGTGTGATCTCATATAATCCAAGCAATCGCCCCGCAAATCAAGCCCGTCAAAACCACCACAAGGAGCCCTGTGGAGATCGCCGCGCCCACCAAAAGGGCTTCCATTCTGTCGCTACACATCACGTCCCCCTACTTGTCACTGCGTTTACAATAACGCTAATAATGCCCCCAGCAACGCCCAAAAGCACAATAATCCAAAAAGACTTGACTAAATTGTCCTTGGCTTCCTGCTGAGCGTATACCTCGCGCTGTCTCTGCTCTGTTACCTCTTTAATGCACTGTCGGTACTCGGCGACTCCTTCATTACCGTAGGCGTACTGCAACAGAGTAATTAATTCTTTGCGTTGGGTTTCAATGCGTTTTTTGGCCGCAAACATCTGGGCCGCTTCCGCTTCCACAGATCCAGCAAAAACAATTTTTTTGAGGGGGTTGGTTCTTTTCTTGTGGCGCTGACTGGCGTACAGCACATCAGATGCGTGGCCCTGCCATCTGGCCACAACTTGGAAGGTGTCTTCGATGCTTTTGCCTGCCTCGATGAATGCGCGCACGCCAGCATACGCTTGACTAGCGGCCGCCACGGCGGAGATTGGATCGATCATCAGACACCCTATGTATTACATACGGATCACATCTCCCTGTCTGATAATCCAAATAAAAAGTCCACGTCTTCTCGGGGTCTCCCTCAATCTCCTTGTAGACGCACATCCTGTAGCTTTTAAGGCGAGTTCTGCTACCTATCGCCCATGTATAAACATAAGTGTCAAGCACCAAATAAAGGGCAATGACTTGCACATATTAACCGGCATCAAGGCTTCGTGGGCCAAGTGATTGTGCTGGGGAATCCTGCCTGCTGGGGAACATCGCGCAGAGCCTGCCTATAGGTAGTCATCTCTGCCGACATGGTGACATCAGAAAGCCCAAAATAATCCGTCTCTTTCAACAGGTCATCGCGCTTTGATCTTTCGTTTTCAGCCAGCTTCGCAGATTCGCTTGCGTCATACGCCGCCTGCTGATCCGCGACTGAGTGAGTAACGCCCTCATCATCAGTATACTCTTGGAACATATCGTTTTCTGTCCAAGCGTGTACCCAGTTGCCGTTGGCGTCTTGCTCTACACCGTTGCGTACAACAACCTTGTAGTCTCCAGACGGGTCAGGCTTAGGTGACGCAAGTACAGGGTCAATCCCAAGTGTCTCGTTGACGTTTGCGTTCCACACTTTAGGCAGTGAAACATTCGGGTGCATACTGCGGATTTGGCCTTGAGTCTTGACCTCCCCCGTTGATCTGATGCGATATTCCGACATAGTTGATTCTCCTATGCGATTGCTAAAAAGATGTAGTTGCCACCAGAAGCGTTAAGTGCCGCTGGTGCTGATGATGTAATCGTAAAGCCACTTGATAGTGGGTCGATGTAGTCTGTTGATGTGACTTGTGCGGCATTGCTGTTTAACAAAACATACGGGTCATTACCCGCTACAATTCCTCTTGCAGAATCCCAAACGTACCAATCACCCGTAGAGTCTGTACGTTTAACTAATACAAACCTAGCCCCAGATGTAAAACCACAATTAACGTCTAAATTAGCTCCTGTGCCTGTGTAGCTACCGACCTTTGATATTCCGGGGACTGTTGCGAATAGGTAAGCTATGTGATTGTTGTTGCTTGTGTTCGCTCCAATGTCTACATTGACATAGAACTGCGTTTCACTGGGAGCTTGATAACCCCACGAATAAGCGTAAGTACCGCTCGTAGCGGTTTGGTTTAGGTACAAATACTCGTTAATGCCTCCCGCTTGGCAATAGACCGGCCAAGAAAAAGAGCTATCTCTGTTCTTTACCACTATTAACTCGGGAGTTACGCCTAGATTGTGCGATACAGTACCAACTCCGCCTGTCCCCTTATAAGCCACAACATCAAAAAACCCCGGCGCTCTGCGGAACATCCATGATTGAGCATAAGAACTTCCACCATCCCCGGCTCCATACATCATATCCAAAGGAATTGAACTAGTTGTTTCTGCGTTTGTGTTATAAGTAAACAGTCTTTTTTGATCTCCACGAACTCTATCTACTGTTGAGACAGCGCCAGTGATTGTCAAAAATTCAAAAATTAAATCAACAACAGGAAATCCTGCATCATATTGAGGGCCAGAATAATCAGTAGTTCCAGTGGCAGGAGTAAACAACTCAGTAGCCGCAAACTCTTCTGCTGGCTTGTGGGGTCTGCGGATAGCTATGTAGATGTATGTAGCACCAGAACCGTTATAACCACCGCCAGAACCATCAAGTTCAAAACCCGTTGAGGTAACGCTTAAATGGTTACTACTGCCTTCTGCATCACTAGAGTTTGCCTTTAAGCCAACAGCATCATTGCCACCAG